GAAGCCGCATTTTTGTTATGAATACCTGGGACGCTGCAGTTGTATGGCCTGCATGTTTATGAGCGACCAGCACGCAATAGAAAACATGAAGCGGTATCCGGAACAGATTCGGCCATTCGTAGAGGCAGAGATTAGGTTATCACATACATGGAAGAAAAGGAAGAGCCTGGAACAGTTATGGGATCAGTGCCAGGATATTGATGATGTGTCAGAATGAATTTTAGCGGAGGAGGAAAATAAGATGAAATATACGGATAAGGATAGAGAAGAATTTAAGAAAGCGATGATGCCAGCAATTGACTGGATACAAAAAAATGGATGTCCGCATGACAAAGTAATCATTGATTTAGGTGGCGCGGAATTTGTTAACGGAGAAATAGCGTTTTCGGTAGAAATCCCTGATTAAATTTTAGCAGAGGCGGAAGGGCGCTAGAGGGTTTATTATAGAACAGGAGGCAGAAAAGTGTGGGTACGTACGTGATTAATTTGACCGATCAGGAAGTAGAAGCGTTGGGGCAGATGGCAGGTGTAGAGATAAAGGACAATTCGGATATGGAATACTGTATCCGCGTAATACTGGAGGCGTTAGGATGACTTTAGAAGCATTGAAAGAATATAGGAGCAAAAAAGAGGAAATTGCAGAACTGGCATATAAGCTTGAGCATCTTCCAGGTGATTTAGTAGGAAACAGTACTGTCTTCGATTACCGGTCAGGATATCCAAAGGCACAGGCAGTAGTTGGGACGGATCGAGAGCGGTTCTATCGATTAAACGCCCAGTGGAGCAAAAAGAAGAAGCAACTTGAGGATGAGTGCAGTCAGGTGGAGGATTTTATAGAGGGTATACCAGATAGTCTGACGAGGAGAGGGTTTCGGCAGAGATTTATTGAAGGCAGAACTCAGGAGCAGATTTCAAAATCTACACACATATCTCAAAGCGCTATCAGTAAAAAAATTGGTTCATTTTTTAAAATGGAATAAAAATAATAAAAATACATGTTATAATCAAAACTAGGGAGTCCAGCAGGTCCCCTCAAATTGGATACCAGTAAAAAGTTTCGTCCTTGGTTGTCAAAGGCCTAAGACGGAACTTTTATATTTTTTGGATTAACATGACCATGTTACAACACAAATAGGGTGGCGATAACACAATACGATGATTACGAGAAATGGAAGAGAAATAAAAGTTGAAAAAAATTATAAAAATGTATTGACATATGGTTAACCATATGATATTATATATACATAAGGAGGTGAGAGACAGATGAGCAACAAAAACAAAAAGTCCGAAAGTACATACAAGAGCTGGCTACTCAGTGCACTAACGGACTTGGTCATCGGAATCCTGCTATTGATTCTCGATAAACTGTTAGATTAACAGTGAGGGGCGTAAGCCCTTCCTGTTAATTAAAATATAACACAAAGGCTCATCTGTGTAAATATGTTAATAAAATTAGGGATCTTTTTTATCGTAATCGGGGCCGTGAAGTTGATTTATGCGGGTATCGTGAAAAGGAGGGATAGCAATGCCGAAAGGTAATCCGTCCAAACAAACGGTGGCTAGTGAAAAGTACCAAAGGAAAGCTGGTTATATGACAAAAGGTTTTAAGTTAAAACGTGATCTTGTCGAGCAGTTTGAGGAGGCTTGTATATATGCAGGACGGTCACAGGCAGAAGTAGTCAGGGAATTTATGGAACGATTTATTGAGCAAAATAAGAAATAGGTAAGGGAAAAGAAACAGCTGTCACTATTAATCTTGGTTCGTAGTGACGGCTGTTGCCATTATCCAAGATTGAGTTTGGTTTTCAGTGCTTCCTGCAACACCTGTGAGAAATTAATATTTCTTTCCAGAGCGGCGGCATTGAGCCATGCAGGCAAAGTGACAGTACGATTGACGGCACGGTTTTCATTTGCCATACGTATAGACGGCATATAGACATCAATAAGAACCGCACGTTCGTTTTCTTTCGTTTTGATATTGGCCAGAGGGGTAGGTGCAGGGATTTCTGCCCCGTCTTCCTCCAGTCCGTTAAGGACACAGCCGAGCAGTTCACGGGCAGATAAGAGGGCATCAACATCATTTGTGCCGCCGGTAGCACAGCCTAAATCGGGAAAATCAACAGCAATTTCCTGTCCGGATTCATAAATGAAGATTGCGGGGTAAAAATAACGTTCTACTTGTTTCATAAAAGACCTCCTTATTGATTGCATTAGAGTGGGTAGTGGAATGGTTTTGTAAAGATGTCGTGTATTGTTCCATACTGATAATCATATATTAACGCGCATAAGAGTATTTGCCAATGAGAAGAACAAATATTTTTATACGTGTTTTATAAAAGAGGTGATTGGAGTTTTCATCACAAGCTTCTTTAAAATGTGTATGTAATACACATAAATATATTGACAAATGTGTAAAAAATGTGTATTATATATACATAAGGAGGGCATAATGAAACAGAGAGACCTAATAAAGAAACTGGAAAAAGCGGGATTTGAACTAACACGGCACGGTGGCGGTCACGACATATACAAGCGCGGAAGTGATGAAGAGCAGATTCCAAGGCACCGAGAGATTGACGAAAGATTAGCGAGAGCGATATTGAGAAAATGGGGATTGTAAGATCCCCACATCTCAATATAAATATAGACAGGAAACGAAGAGAAGAGGAAAAGAAAGAAGAGGAAGAAAAATGAAGAATGTATATCCTGTAATATTTACACCGCTGGGTAATGATAAAGATACCGTATTGATAGAGGTTCCAGATTGGAATATACTGACAGAGGGGTATGGGATGGCAGATGCCATGTATATGGCAAGGGATGCGATTGGGTTAAAAGGCATAGATTATGAGGATAATGGAAAGGAGATTCCGGAACCCAGCGCGATAGGTTCGATCGATGCAGCTAAGGGAACCTTTGCGGACGATGGAGAGGGCTACGTGTCTTTAGTGGACATTGATTTTACAGAGTATCGTCGCAAAGTGGATAATAAGACTGTGCGCAGGAATGTTACAATCCCGAACTGGTTGAATCAGGAGGCAGAGAAAGCGCATCTTAATGTATCAAGGGTATTACAGGAAGCCTTGATGGCAAAGCTGGATGTTTCAAGGTAAACAGTAGCGTGATATAATAAAACAAGAAAAAAGGACAGAAAACATCAGAGAAATCTGGTGTTTTTCTTATGTTGTGAATATTGATATTTCAGACGGATAGGAAGGTGAGGAGGTGGCCGGGTATGAGAACATAAAAGATAAGGGGTTTGATAAACGAACTACGGATGAACTACGGGAAATATGTTCAAAAGGTGGAAGAGCATCCGGTGAAAGCAGGCGCCGAAAGGCGGATTTCCGGAAAACGTTGAATATGCTGCTGACGGCTGAGATTGATAATCCTGAATGGACACCTGTTTTACAGGAATTAGGGCTTGACAGTACATTAGAGTCAGCGGTGAACATGGCTATGATCAAAAGGGCTTTGCTGGGTGATGTGAAGGCATATATTGCGATACGCGATACAATCGGACAGACGACCAAGTCAGACAGGGATATTGATGAGCAGGACGAAAGGATTAAATCAGCAAAATTAGAGAATGAAGAAAAACACAGGAAGGTAACGGAGGATGAAGATTCCAGCCTTAGCGATATCATAGAAAGGGCGTTTAGTGATAAGGAATGGGTAGATTAGAAGAGGCTATCAGATACTATGCCGGCAATCCGGTTGATTTTGTGGAGGATATCATCAGGGTAAGGCCAGACGATAATCAGAAAGCGATACTTCGTAGTGTAGAGGCTGAGCCCATGACATCTGTTCGTTCTGGGCATGGTGTTGGAAAGAGCGCGGTGGAGAGTTGGGCGATCATATGGTTTCTCTGTACAAGGCCGTATCCTAAGGTACCATGTACAGCACCTACTCAGCATCAGTTGTTTGATATTCTGTGGGCAGAGGCGGCTAAGTGGATCAGAAATAACCCTGTACTTAAAAAGGAGCTCATATGGACTAATGAAAAGATATATATGAAAGGTCATCCTGAAGAGTGGTTCGCGGCTGCACGTACGGCGACGAATCCGGACGCATTACAAGGGTTTCATGCAGATCATATGCTGTTTATCATAGATGAGGCATCAGGTGTAAAAGATATTGTATTCGAGCCGGTTTTAGGAGCGCTGTCTACTGGAGGAGCTAAGCTGCTGATGTGTGGGAACCCAACGCGCCTGACAGGGTTCTTTTATGACAGCCACCATAAGAACAGGACATCTTATAATACGATGCACATAGATGGGCGTACAAGTGCAAGGGTGGACCAGCAGTTTATTGATAAGATCAGTAAGATGTTCGGTACTGATAGTGATGTATTCAGGGTAAGGGTTACAGGGGAGTTTCCAAAATCTTTGGCGGATAGCTTCATTTCCATGGAATGGGCGGAAAAAGCCGCGAAAAGGAAGATAGAGTCATCAGGCAAAAGACTCGATCTGGGAGTTGATGTGGCGCGGTATGGGGATGATGATTCTGTCATATATCCGGTCTTTGACCAGTGCCGTTCTGGAATACCAGAGATATTTCATCATAATGACACCATGGAACTGGCTGGGAGTGTGATCATATCTTTGAAGAGCTATGCGGCGAAGTGCTTAAGCATTACCGAATTCAGGGTCAAGGTAGATTGCGACGGGCTTGGTGTTGGTGTATATGACCGGCTGAACGAACAGTGTGATGATATCTTAAAGAAATTACACTCCATACGGCAAGAGGTCTTTTCACAAAAGGGAGAAGCTGGAGGGAGTGGAGAAATCTCACTGAAGATCATAGAGTGCCATTTTGGCGGTGCAGGTGGAGCATTGGATGAAGGGGATCCGATAGAATTTGAAAATAACACAGGGATCATGTGGGGAACGGTAAGAAAGCTCTTAAAAGATGAGGCGTTATCCATATGGGATAGTGAAGAACTGATTTCCCAGCTGAGCAATAGAAAATATACAGTGAACAGCAAAGGGAAGATAGAATTGGAAAAGAAAGAGGCTATGAAAAAAAGAGGAGTATCGTCACCAGACATTGCGGATGCTCTTGCACTTGCTTGTTATGAGGGTGAAAAAGAATTTAGCCTTGAAGGATTGTTATAAAAGCGGCGAGGTGAACATGCAGGATGAAAAATAGTATTGGTGAATATATTCAGGAAAGGAATGGCAGGCGTATATTGGACATGAAACATTCTGATGCCAGAGAGGGAGAGACTAAAGATTATGACCTCGGACTGATGACAGGATCGGACAAGACAGTACATTATGATGGCTACAAGAATATGCTGACCAAATACGGAACGGCGCAGGACAGTTCA